AGATGCTCCGATCTCGCCATCCGGGCCACCAGACTTCAATACCCTATAATACCAAAAATCGACATTTTTCAGATGATACAATATTCCCGGCAGATGGGTACCTGCCGGGAGTTCTTTTTAGATCGCAATCAGATCTTTCCAGGTCTTCTCTCCAGCTATTCCATCCACTTCCAGTACTCCTTTTCTGGACTTCTGATAAGCTTTGAGCGCATAGATTGTATTCTCATCTGCCTTTCTGGATAAAGTCAGTGATTTCCCGTTTTTACCCTTAAATCCTCTCGCGATCAGAATCTCCTGAAGTAAAAGTACTGATGTTCCTGTGCTTCCAAGTTTTACAAGTTCCGGATTAAACATATAGCCTGCTCCTTTCGTGGTTGATGTAGTAATTGTTTTGTTTGTTGTGCTGGTTGATGTATTGCCTGCGCCCATATAAGCCGCAGTCTTCTTTACGAATCCCGGCCAGAGCCCTTCATCAAGGATTCTACGCGGGCAATGTTTCCTGGATGCATCGTAATGACGTTTCAGACGGTCCGTTCCCCATCCATACTGCTTCAGAAGGTATGCAGCCAACTGCTCCGCTTTATCTACAGCTTTATAGTAATCGGATTCCGGATTTACGCAGATTTCAATGTTGATAGAGTTACGGTTTGTGATGCCGTACTTACCTTTTCCATCGCCTACGGCCCAGGCACCATCACTATGATCCAGCGTCTGGTAAATCTCTGAAGAATCTACATAATAATGGACTGTACCGGCAAGGTTTCCATTCTTCATGGCAAGAGCATGTGCTCTGGCATTCGCTCCTTTGCTCCAGTTGTCGGTTTCGTGAATCACAACATAGGCAGGTTTGTTCTGACCGATATAGCAGTTCTTTTTGCTGATCATCTTCTTGATGTTTACTTTCACTGTGTTCTCCTTTCCTGATGTGGATGTTCCGGAATTCATAGTCAGAATGCTATTCAGAATAGCAATGATCTTCTTTCCATAATCTTTTCCGGCAGCCCATCCCTGGTGTTTAGGGTTCTCCTGGATTCCCAAGTACTCGACATACTCTGCACATCCCCTGGTCACATATGTGTATCGTGGATCTACAACAGTCTGTTTCAGACGGCTGGTAGATGCGTATGCCTGCAGGTGCTGGATCTGTGCCCGGATGCCCTCGGCTGGGGTCTTGAAACTATTGCCTTTTACTCCATTCCTAGTCACACCCATACCGCAGAAGTTGTTCTGATCCAACGTCACTGCCGAACCTGAGAATGTGAAGTTACCGGTTTCCAGGCAACTCTGAGCGAATGCGATATCGCCTCTCACTCCCTCGATTGCTCCTTCTGAAATGTACAGTGGAATCATCTTGATGACCGAATCGGACACCTTTGGATTGACTTTTTTGATATAGGTCTGCATCTGCGCTACGGTAGCTGCAGCCTGTCCCATAATCTTTAACATTTGTTTTCCTCCGCTAAAAAGAGGACGATCACTCGCCCTCTGAATCTTTATATTTTGTTCTGTCCCAGATTTCTTTTACTCGCTCCCATCCGCCGGTTGCTACAAGATATACAATAAATGCGCCAACTATAGAAGCTACAATATAATACCAGACAACAACCACCTTATAGTATGTACATAAGATGACCAGTGCCACCGGGCAGAGAATCAGCGATGTGACCAGTGCCACAATACTCGTTGGAATCTTATTGATCCCAGGCATCTCCTTAATTACCTGCACGATAATCGATACCAGAAATGCAAGCACTCCGATGAGTGCCAGTCCATAGGTTACATACTGCATCATTACGTTAATATCCATATTCATTCTCCTTTTCGCTTGATATGCAATTCTTCAATTTCCTGTTTCATTTTTGTTACCATCCCGTTCCCGCCCAGTGCATGATATGCATCATACATCTCACAGAAATTCTGATATGCATATGATGGGATGTCACCCAGCTGCATATATTTCGCATGATACTCGATCAGCTGTGTACGGAGCAGGAGCATTGTACCTTTACTGTTGGCATCCCTGTCTTTTTTCTGATTCTTCAAAAGCCATACAATATATCCCAACAGGACCGGTAATACAATAGTATATGTCTGCATGAGTATTTCTTTCACTTTTTCACACTTTCTCCGGTTGCGCCGGCGCAATTTTAAGTAAAATAAATAGAGCCTCACAGCTCCGCTCTGATTCTCTCCATATATTGTCCTCAAATTCGTTCTTTTGTCTGTTCTTCAATTGCTTTTACGTGATCGAGCATATCACCTACAGCATAAAATGTTGGTGCTTTTACATTTCTTTTTACAATAGCACCATTGTCATCTACCTCGTTATAAGTAGTAGTAATGGAATATTCTCCACCCTGATTGATGATGCTGATAATCTTAATTACTTTCATTGATCAATTCCTCCATTTCTTTGTCGTAGTCTTCGACAATCGTGTCGATAATAATGTTATAGTCCTTCTGGGCATCTCTGGCATCTTTCTGCGCTGCTTCCTGTACTTCTTTCTCGTCTAGTCGCAAGTGTTCAAAGCTTTTCTGGATACACTTAACCTCCCAGGAAAACTTTAAATTCGGTGTCCCCTTCACCATAAAATACTCCGTATCCTTTTCTTCTATCCATATATCACCATCTCCTTCCTTCTGCAGAAATACCTGATACTCAATTCCGGAATTTATTGTTTCCGAAAATGCCGGATCTATATCAACAATCGCGATTCCTCTATCATTGGTCTTCCCACAACCAAGATCTCCAAACATTGGTGTCGGAGTTTCGTAGCAGTACAATAGCCGATCAGAGAAATTCTCAGTTCGAGCTACACGGGATTTGGTTCCACGGACTTCTAGGTTTCCTTGGAGTTTGATTTCATCTTCGCCATCGTCTAAAAAAGAATCATAAAACCGAATACGGGATGAAGACGCTGCACTGATAAGCAATGCAGCGTCTTCTCCAACAATGCCACCATCAACGGTCAGAAAGTTGGTCCTTGTTCCGTCTGGTGACAGCTCAGTCACGAAATCACCATCATCATCAAAATATATCCTGTTATTTTCCGGATCCAAAACTATCTTCTGATCATTAGATTTTATAATCCCGTCTTTAACTGTCCAACCACCCAGAGTTCCATATGTAGCCACGAATGAACCGTCTGTGAGAATCTGGAAATAATTATTTGCCGTAACCAGTCCATTAAAATTGATTTTGTTTGCACTAATAGAAACCTTTTCAGAAGACTGATTGATTGATGAAATGATTCCATTCTTAGATACTTTAGATTCAATAGAACTCTGAAGGATATTTATCTGGCTATGTGTTGATTCTATGATATCCTGCTTTATCTGAACATTTGTTACATAAAGAACAGATGCGTTAGAAGATGTCACAAATTGAATGGTATGTTTTCCTTTTTTCAGTTTTACATCAACTGAAAATTCTTTCCATTCCTCAGACATTTCCGATGAATAAAATGTTTTGATTGTAGTATAGTCAATTTTTATATTTAGTGCAACCTTTTCAGGACTAGCAGCCTCAAATATTATCGTATTAGATTCATCTGCATCAACCGTATAATCATAATTCATCCAAATTGAATTCCCAGAAACCAGATAAGCACATGTTTTTCCTAAGTGAGTTGTACAAGGTTTTTTGTCGGCATATGCAACCCAGCCAGTAAATGTTTCAAATGTTCCATTTTTACAATAATTAGTACCATATATTTTTTCACGCACATCTAGTTTGATTTGATCAGTCTTCTGGTCAATCATGCTCTTCGTTTGCTCTGTGGTCGAATATCCACTAAGCGTATCAGTCTTAACATAAGTTTCTGATACCACAGTGCTTAATCCATCTACCTGTGCTTTTACATAAGTTTGCATTGATTTGGTGGTGCTATAGTCATCATTAATTGTTGTAGACAACTGCTGTAGTTCCCCTGAAAATCCATCTACTGCAGATTTATATTCACCGACCTTTGTGTCCAGAGAAGTATATTGTTTACTTACTGCATCATATTTTCCGGTTACATCTGTATACTTCTGATTGAGGCCTTTTACGGTCTGCTCCGTGGATGCCATCCGGCTGTACATGGTCTTGTTGCCGTTCTGCAGTTCTATCAGTTCGCTCTCAGATATCAGAGCACTGATCTTGCCCTGTTCGACTTTGAAGCTTGTTTCCAAGCCTTGAAATCTTTTCAGTGTACCAGATGGAGCAAACAGTGTAATTTCTTTTATAAATTTCAAAGCATTTCCCTCCTTTCGAAAAATGCATAATAAAAGGCATCCGATGTGGATGCCCTTTAGCATGGATTTTTCTTTTCTTTATAAAATAGTAACTCGTTCCCATACAGAAACATTACTTCTCTTACTGATGAAAGAAACGTACAATTCCGATTCTCTGTCGTCGAAAATATTACTGTGGGTACTAAAACTATTCCGGTATATACTAAAGGAATTATAATGGCTTACACTGATGCTGTAATGATTGGAGTATTCGGTGCAGGCGATACTTCCAAATTGTATATTGGATACCGCGGCCAAAATACATGGATGATCAACTGCATAAAATAGTAAAAAAACCATAGAAATAATCGACATATCAAAAAGAGCGAATATTTCAAAAGCCGGAGAGTTTGTATACAGTGGATTAGAATTTACCGTCCCAAAAGGAAACATTTTTATTGTGCAAATAAAAGCCAATTATCAGCAATCAAAACCTTCGCAGATTGCTGTAACGAATTCAAAAACCGAATGCACAGATAATACAGTAATTGATAAGGCAGAAGGATATCCTACTATAGTAACATGCGTTCCTCCTATAAATAACACAGACAGTACATATTATGTATGGGTAAACTATAGTAAGGCAGGAATGAACGAAATTAATGTAAGAGGAATTTCTTTAAAATAGCAAGGCTCAAAAAACTGATGGAGAATATAACAACGAAACGTTTGCGACAACATGGATATGATGGACGGTGTATTGGAAGCTACAAAAGTATATTCTATATGCGGCCCAGAACTCCTGTTTAGTCTGCGGGAGTGTCTTTCCATTCTCTACCGCCTTCTCTTCCGAAATCTTCTGCAAAAGCGCATACTCAATAAGCTGCCATCTCTGCCAGCTTCGAAAATTCATATGAATCCATCCAGATCAGGCTATGTATCTTCGGAATGATGCCCGTACATTTTCTTCTGATACTGTAACATACATCATGGTCGTATCTGGTTTTTCGTGTCCTGCATAATGCTGGATTTCTTGCAGTGGAATACCTCGATTACCGGCATCGGTCAGCAATGTTCTTCGGAACTTGTGTGGATGAGCATGAATATCAGTCTTCTGTCCGAGTGTCCGGAGCATAGACTGTATAGCCTGCTTGCCTAATCTTGTATGTGGTTGTTTAGAACTCACAAACAATGCCGGATTCGCGTCATTCCTGGATAACAGGTATTTTCTCAGATGATATGCGCATTCATCTGTGAGATACACTTTCCTCTCTTTCTTGCCCTTCTCTCCGTAGATGATAATCTCGTTTCTGTTCCAATCAATATCTCTCCTATCCAGCCGTACCACTTCACCAATTCTGGCTGCTGTACTGTATAAAAACTCCATGATTGCGATATCCCTCTGGCACCGTGCAGAGCAACGCAAATGCTCGCGCTCTGCCGGTGTAAAAGGTTTCTTAATCTTCTGTGGTACCTTGATTTTCTTAAGACGCCGCATAGGATTGATGTTGATGTATCCTTCATCCGATATCCATGCAAAGAAGCTGCTCAGATACCGTCTGATCGTATCCATGTACGATATTGATATCTTTCTTGTTTCCTGGTACATTGCCAAATAATACCGAATATCATTGGTTGTGATGTCCTGCAGGCGTTTATTCAATGATGTGATCAATTTGGTCACACATTCTTTGTATCTGTCCAATGTGCCAAGACTGCAGTTCTCGATTCTCTTACTGGCCAGGAATGTGTTCAGGATCTTTTGCCATCGCAGCTCGCTTGTTACAAGCTGTGTGCACTCTTCCTGGACCTCGATTCCGTGGAATTCGATTGCCATTACATTCTCCAACTTCTGCAGTTGTTCATTACTTAGTGTTTCTGCCATCTTTTCCAGTATTTGATTCTGGATCTGGTCAATTTTTGTCATATAAAAAGCACCTCCTACAGTGCTATTTTGCCATGTAAGAGGTACTGTTCACAAACCAATTAAACAGGAGTACGCTTATGCTTTAATCACAGATAGTAACGGTAATAGTGTTACAAATACAGAGTTTAACATTGTAGTATTTTATATGAAATAGTGAATTATTTAGTAATGAAGAAAACAGAAAATCCTTGATAACCTTTTTTAATATATTCTGCTGAATAATTTCCACCTACCCCATTAACAATAATAACTTTATTGCTTGAAACTCTAACTCCAAGACTAGCATTTCCTTCAACAATCTGATAAGGACTTACCAAACTTACACTGGTTACCAGAGAAGTTATACCACTTGGTAAAGTTATTTCAAGAAATGATTCTTTATCAAAGGTTCCTAAATCAGCAATATTATATCTAACGTAGGCAAAACATACTTTTCCGTATTGTGAAAAATAAGCATCTATATTTTTAACAGTAGGATTCACAGTTCCTTTTGACCAACTAAACGATGGAGTATATGCATAAGATTTCGCTGTGAGATTACTATTTTATATTTCATAAATCTTTAAGCCAACTTGAATATAACGATTGTACATCCACCAGATAAGTCAATCTTATATTGAAATGAAATGTTGCTATCAGTATATTTCATTTCAATGGTGTTGTCGTAATCCGCACCTTTAACAAGCGTTTCGATAAAAGAACCGTCCTGTGCCTGAATATTAACTATAGATAATGAACTTATCTTGTATCCTCCACTACGATACGTTGAAACTAGATAAAGTCCCGGAACAAGAGGAACAGTAACTAGTCCATTGGTGATCATACCTTTATAAAAGGGTTTTAACCGGTTACTATTTTATTGGAATAATCACGTACCCATATAAATACGAATATGGACAGTACAGAGTGATTTTTCCATACGTATCGATTTGAAGACTGCCTGTGTTACGGGCGTTAACTAAAACACTCCTATATACTCCAATAGAGGAATTCAATGTATACTCGCTGGGCAATTGAGCAATGTCTTGTTGTGTAACTTCAGATACTTTATTGTTTCCGTTGAATTTGCAGTATAATAGTTTGCCAATAGAAAAGGCAGCCAGAGTGCCATATCCTCCGCAGTCAATGTATTTGATATTGTCAATTTTTACATTTACTATTTAATTCATTTAAAGCAGCTGGAAGTGTCTTTGTTCCCTGATCCAGTGCGAAGGTCTGGGATGTCAAATTTTTGAGGATTTGAGTTGTCAGGTCCTCAAGTGTAATAATCCCGCCTTCATTTGTTGTCGGATCAATAAAAATCAGTTCTTTTCCTTTTGGAATCTCTGTTACTTTGGTCAGTCCGTTCGCATTCTGACCGTCCTGTGGTAATGCCATATTTTTTCTCCTTTCTGGTGTCCGATTCGGACACCTTACGCATCTACATTTACGCACATGGCTTTGTTTCCGATCACGAGAAGCTTATCTCCTACTGTAAGAGCCATCTGCACATATCTGATAAACTGTCCGATTACAACTCCACCGAACATATAATCATCATTGTTTACTGTTACTGAATATCCGTACTGCAGAAAGGCTTCTCCCTGCTCTGTCCTCCTGCTCCAGGAGAACCACGCTGCCGGATATTCTTTCGTGACTTCTACGCCGGCCTTATACAATGCCGCCGATACAGTCGTGGTACCGTCTCCGTTGTCCTGACACTTGGTGTTGTACAGGAGCGTTCCATCGGTCACTCCCTGCAGGTCTGTTGTGGTCTTGGATAATTTCGTCTCAAAGCCTTCCATGCCACTCTTGATCTCAGTTACTTCCTGTGAAGTAGTCTGAATCGCTTCTTTTGCTTCCTGGGCTTTTTGGTCCACCGCTGCAATGTCCTGTGCAAGTCCTGCAGCATCTGATATGATTGATACAGTCTGAGTGTCCAAGAGCTGCGCTCCGGAAGAATCGTACAGGGAACACCGGATTATCTGCACATCCGGAGATGATGGTGTGTATACCGTCAACAGTTCAGTGGATGAGGAGCCATACTTGATCTCATAGGTCTTTCCGGAATCCTTTGATTCTTCGATTTGGAATTTTCCGGAATAGCTGCTCACGGATCCATTGTCATTCTTATAAGCTGAGAACGTTACATTTGCCGGCTCAAGTGTTTTATCATCTTTCTGTTTCCGGATGATCTGTGTGCTAACCCGAAGGTCATAGCTCAGCCCAATCTTTCCGTCTTTTGCCTTGGAAACCGAAAAACGCTTCGTGATCCAGGAGCCCATAGATTTTACAATCAATACTTTACCGCCGATCACAAGTCCCTTTTCACCTACCAGCAGCACCTTTCCTTCTAAGCCGTACAATGCTGAGATATCTACATAACCGCTGTCCGTGGACATAGCAGTTACCTGGTATTTTCTCAGCTGCGGATTCCATGTGCCAGTGATTCCATCTGATGCAGTTGTGTGGATCTCATCGATACGATCAGATACATCCGTATCGCCCAGGAACACTGAGAAGACTGTATAGCAGGAACTGTAATCCCCACCGGTACCATCCGTGTAGGTGTGGACCACATGAGCATCATTATTTAGTGATGCTGACATTGCGCCCAGAGTTGAGATTCCGGATAAGGTTTCCAGTGCTTTCTTGGCTGCGTCTGCCGCCGCTGAAGCACTATCAGATGCAGAGCCTGCAGTCTGCTCAATCTCAGTAATATTCTGAGTCATTTTCGTGTAAGCCTGGTTCAGACTCTGACCGGAATCATCCAGCCAGATACGGTTACTCTTGATGACCTGAGTACTATCATTGATTGCTGTGAACAGGCTGTCTATATCCAGCTTGGAAGCGGCAATGTTGGCTGTGTCAGAAACCATCTCATTCACAATCAGTCCATCAGCAATCGCTCCTGGCTGCACACCAGTGGAATCGATCAGAGTTCCTTTGCCAGTCTCATCAAAAAGTGCAAAGGTAAAATCCCCTTTGGCATCCCTGCCAGCCTGCATCCGGACTACTCCATTGGCGTCTTTCCACTGCTGGGTTGCTCCAGATATCTGGATGCCTCCATCGTCTGACATGATCTTGAATTTGTTGGTGCTGATCGTACCGGCCTGAAGATCTCCGATAGTAACGGACTGCATAACTGCTGTTCTGATCAGAGCCGTATCAAGCACTGCATTGTCGGAAGTAAGATGAATATTCTGCAGGTCACCGATGCCGGCAGCTCCGGAAAGCAGGTTCTTGATGTTGGCATAATTTGAGTCAAGTATATCGATACGTCCATTAACTGCTGATAAATCTGTAGTTCGTAATTTGCCAATATCAGCTTCTGCTGCCGTAAGCCTTTTGGTGTAGGTCTCTTCAAATTCTGCAACATTTGCTTTAAGCGTTCCAAACTCACCTTCAACTGCAGTCAGTTTTCCGGAAACCTGTACATATTTCGTATTGAGTTCCTGTATGTACACAGAATTGACGATTCCATCTTCCAGATCAATAATCTGCCTGCTATAGATTCCATCAATCGTATCACCATCAATCTGGCCATTATCGTTCGTGATGTTGTCAACAGTATTTGCAGTATCTTCATATTTCTGTGCAAGCTCATCAAATGTCAGAACTTTATTCGCCAGTGTACAGCTGTTCTTTTCTGGTGCGTCCGGATAGGTCTTCATCCTTACAATACGCTGTTCTTCTCTGGTGTCAGTGAAATCGTCGAGTAATGTCACCGTGTCGCCTATGCCATATTCAAGAATGCTGTATTTTTCAGAATGCTTTGCCAAGTCTATCACATTGGCCGAGTATGACGTATAAGGCTTACTCATGTCTTTAAGCTTTGCCTCTGCATCCTCTTTTAATGATTCCGGAACTGTATATCTTTCGTCTTTCCAGATACACCTTTTGACTTTTGAGCTGTATTGATGGTTTTCCAAGTATGTCTTTCCATCATTCACCGTCTCAATCGTTAATCCGTCTTTGCCATATGGCTCTATCTCTGTATAAAAATCATATGAAGTTGACTGTACAGTAAGTTGTGTAAGATTCAGCTGGTTCGAAAAGTAACATCCTTTGTCTTCACCAACCGAAGTATATACATTAACTATCTGGTCCTTTGAATTGATCGTAATCTCACACCTGTATGTTTTAAGTGCCTGTTTCAATACATCCAGTGCAGAAACGTTGGACATTGATAACGTTCTTTTCTTGCTTACTTTGCATATTCCAATTGTCCATCCGGTTCCCGCAAATGCAAGCTGCAGGGCATTTCTGATAGTCTGCTCTTCTGATCGGAACTCGCGAAAAGCTTTGCCCTCCAGTGATTCCAGATCCAACTGTGCCAGGATCTTGGCTGTGCCTCCGGAATTCTTTTCAATCTCTTTTACAACATAACGGTCATCCTTAGTCTCAATATATCCTTCGTTTACTATTGCATTTCTTATATTTCTGTAAGGTGCAGAAAAAGAGAGCGTTCTGTCATCCAATTCCAGAGCACTCTCAATACATAAATCCGTATATTTTTTCAGTCCCTTTACCGGGACTTTGTTTTTATCCAATATTCTCAGCATACAATACAAAATCCCTTCTGAGTCATTTGTTATTCAATAATCGGCATCAACAACACGATCTGATTTGGCGTGATATGCATCTTGGAAACTTCGTTCTTACTGAAATGTTCTACTTCAACATCATTTTCTGTCTCCATGAGTGTCTTTATATCCCGCCCATATTGTTTTGTATCAAGGATCTTCACTCTTCCATCACTGTTCGCGATAAGTTCACCGTTCTTATCTTTTTCTCCGTATTTTTTTAAAATGTCGTTCTCTACTTTGACAACCGGTTCTGCTGCCCGCATTAATTTGTAATTATTGTTTGCTATTTTAAAAGCAAGCTGCCAGTCATTAATTTCTTTATTTCCGGCAATAGTCAGCACCTTCTGAATTTCTTTGATCGTTTCATTTTTTAATTTCATGTCATTCTCCTATACATATCTTGGTTTATATTTCAGTGTAACTGCGCATTTGTCACTCGAACAGCTTATTGTATTTGTGCCTGGTTTCAGTACCGGGAATTCCCACATATCTGCATCTGCAAATTTATTCAATCCTTCCTGCAGTACTGTACAATCCTCACCATTAATGATAACCGTTTTTCCGGCTTTAATATTCCTGATCGTAATCGTCTCCTTTTCTCCGGATATACGATTATAAGCTATTCCATCAATTTCCACGGATGCCAGGTCTACTGATGGTGTGATTTCCACAATGCAAGGCGCCTCGTCATTTCCTTTTACGGTTATAGACTTTATTGTATTTGTCATATTTATTGATATCTCTTTGCCAAATTCATATCCTATAAAATTCAGCGTCACCTCGTGACATTTACGTTTAATAGCCTCTTTCACTGTTATTTTATCCAGTACGCATTCAAAACGATTCGAATATCCGTCAAGTTCCAGTTCCAGCTTTTCATACATGATTGCCAGTAGATCACTTCGATTATGTATAACATCTTCCTTTCCTTTGCCATATACTGCAACAGCCACGGTTATTGTCTTAAATCCTTTTGTGCTCTTTTCCATAACAGGTGTTTCAAGTGCTGCTGGCCACTCACTTTGAGAATTAACTTCTCTATGTTCTATTTCATATCTCAACTGTTTTGCTGAAAATATGCTTATATCGATACCATTGACTTTCATCTCATCCTCCTTGTTCTCAAAGCAGTATTATTGGATATTTTCTCTCCAAGTGCATCCGCTGCCTGATTCTGATCAACATAAGCCATATATTTCTTTTCTGCAATTATCTGCAGATATGGCAGATATTCCATTAAAGCATCCATAGTTTTTTCCGGAACTGCAGTATTCCTGGTTTGTGTCTGTCTTTGGAGATTATCTGGATAGCTCATGCTTTCACGAATGATTCCATTGACATCCTCCATTTTATTTTCGTATCCTATTCCAAAACCCTCTGCAGTATAGGACCCAATCTTTTCAAATACCTTTGATGGACTGTGTATATCCAGCCGGCTTCTTGCCTCATTAACAGCCGATGCACACATATTCGCTACTGCATTTATTACGCTGGACCTTCCTGCTGTGATTCCATTTGCCAGACCATATGCCATATTTAACCCCATATTGTATATTGCATTGGTATCAACTGACTTTGTCATGGATCTTGTTGCATTTGTTCCAATCGCCGCTGCAATCGTCTTTACGCGTGGGTTTCCCCGCTGTAATGCATTATAAATTGCTTTAACAGTATCATTTCCAAGTTCCACCGCCATATTAACTGCCGTACTTTTAGAATCTTTTATTCCAAGTGTCAACCCGGATACAATATATCTGCCTGACTGCCTCGTCTTTTTAGATGGTGAAGCTACTCCAGATGCTTTATTTATACTGTCAATCGTCTTGATTCCAAGATCTTTGCCCTCTTCTGTCGCCTGTTTCTGAGCCTCTTGCATTCCCTCAACCAAACCTTGCACGGTATATTTACCACTCTCGTTGGCTTGCATGTTCATAGACTGTCCGAGTTCCTGCCATGCATTTTCTCCTCCTGCTGCCAATTCTCCTACAGCCTGTGTCAGGTCCTGCCCCCACTGCTCACTCATTGATTTAATATCTACGCTTTGTTTCCATAAATCATTTGCCTTCGCCAACTCGTCCGTGGTCATAGAATTGAATGCCTGCACATATGTTGAGCCTTCAGGTCCCATGTCGGCCAGCTTCTGCAGTAATCCCTCGTCGACACCTTTTTCAGCAAGTTCAGTTAGGTTCTGTTCCCAATTCCTTACACCATCAATCTGGCTCTGCATATTTGATAATAAAGTGTCTTTGGATATTTCTGTACCGGCATTAAACTCTTCAAACATATTCATCTGAGAGTCAAGGCTATTCTGCACGCTTTCCTGCATTGTCAGAACTGCATTCGTCACATCAGTTGCCAATGTCTGTTGTGCCTGTGAAAGGCTGTTGAATGCCTCAAGCTGTTGTCCTGCAGTCTCTATGCTCAAACTGGCTGCCGCCTGTTGCTGTTCCACAGCCTCTGTATTGGTATTAACCGCATCTGTATTGGCATCGGTCGCATCAGTGTTATTTTCTGCAGCCACAGTATTACTCTCAATATATTCTGTATATGTATTGATTTCTTCCTGTGCATCATTGACAGAATCATTTAATTTTTTCTGAGCTTCTTCCTGTTCTCCTTTTTTCTCAGTGAGAACCTGTTCGTCTTCTGCCATTTTCATACAGGCATCTGATACAGTCATCAATGCACCGTTATATTCAATCTGGGCTTCTGATGTATCATAAATCTTAGCCAGAAGTTCATCTGCTGTCTCAGTTCCCGCATATTCTGCATCATTGAGTTTTCTCTGGGCTTCTTCTCTTTCCTTTTGCTTATCAAGTACAGCCTGTTCAGCTTCTTCTCTTTTTTTCTGGATCTCATTCAGTGCATCTGCTGTCTTCTGGAGCTGCTGTTCTGATTTTGTCTGTTCAATTTCAGCATCAACAAGTTTTTCTGTTGTCTCTTTGACTGCTTTCTGAACAGCCTCAATCTTAGCCATCTCAAGAGAATTTTGTATATAGTTCTTCATTTCTTCGGAACCCATACTAAGTTTTCCGGTTACAGAGTCAATCTCTAGTCCCATGTCCGGAAACATTGTATTCAATTCTCCAACTACTGTTTTCATTCTATTTTGCTCAGCAGTTGTTAATTTGGTTTTGCTTGTCAGTGCATCCAGTTCATCAACCAACTTATATGCTGTAGCTTCACTGGCAGCATTTCCTGATACTGCATCTTTGATACCATCGGTAGCCTTATTCAGAGCTTTCGCTGCTTTGCCTGCACTTTCATTGACATCATCCGCTACATCTGCCAATTCATGCGTGGAATCTTTTGCTATCTCAGTATTTTTTGAGAAAACAACCAGTGCAGTTGTAAGGGCAACAATTCCCCCTACAACGAGCGTGGCCGGATTTGCCAGCATTGCAAGATTGAAGCCGCTCTGGGCAACAGTTGCACCTTCCGTTGCTACAGTCATTGCTGTTTGAGCAGTCGTTAATGTCTCAATTGCTTTTCCTGCTTCTGATGCAGTCTTTAGTGTTTTTACCGCACTATATACCTTTAGGATCTGTGGTCCGGCGATTCCTGCCGCAGCTCCTACTGCGCCAACAACTGCTGTAACTTCTTTTACTGGTTCTGGTAGTTCCCGAAACTCCTTCGAAATCTTTTTTACTGTATCAGTAGCAGAATCAATCGCTGGTGCTAACACTTCAAAAAACTCTCCTACTAATTCTGAACCTGCAGTCTTCAGATTATTTGCTGCTACAGTTGCTTTATCCCATGGATCCAATGTAGTTTCAAATGTATCCTCTACTACATTTTTGTAGTTATCCATAGAATCTGACAAATCATCCAGGCTGATTCTGCCCTCTCTGATTCCGTCAGCCATAACCTGAGCGCCTTTGCTTCCAAAAGTATCCTGCGCCAATGCAAGAGCTTCTGTGCTAGTCTTCGCTTTTTTAATCCTGTCAATTGTCTTTTCAAGTCCCTGCCTTGCACTCAGCCCTTCTTTTGCATAATTATTTGTAGCTGTTTTCAGTCCTTTTAATGCAACTCCAGCATCAACACCATTTGTCTCAAATATTGCAAGTAAATTGGCTGATTCTTCCACGCTAAGTTCTAACTCTTTAAACAATGCCGCATTAGAATCCAGCTGCGACATCAGCTCAGTCACGCTTTTTCCGGTTTCCTGTCCTCTCTGTGTCAATAATCCAAGAAATCCGCTAGTCTGTTCTGTAGTGATTCCAAACTGTTCCATAATTCTGTCAGATACATCGATAGATTCATTAAGATCCGTATCATTGATTTCAGCAAATTTCATGAACTGTTTTGATGTGTCCTCCAGAACTTTTCCGGTTTGTCCAAAACGTGTATTTACTTCTCCGATTGCTGTTCCGACATCCTGCATATCTGCAGGCATGTCCCCGAAAACATTATTTGCACTTTCCTGAAGACTATCTAATGCTTTTCCTGTTGCACCGGTCTTGGTGACAATGGTGTCATAGCCTTCATCCAATTCCTTCGCCGCATCATATGCACTGGAAGCCAGATCACGCATCTTTCCGGAAATATTGTCTGCAATCTCGCCAATCTTTTCCGTGACAAAAATCTTATTGACTGAAGTATTCAGATTATCGGTTGCTTCTGCTGCCACATTGACTTGTTTTCCGAATGCATCGATTGATGTTGCGCACCCATCAGCGGACTTTTCAGCTTCCTGCATATACGCACTGTTTTCACTCAATGCTCTTGTTGCAGTGATTGTCTGTGCTTCAGCATTATTCAGACTCTTCTTCCAGTCCTGTACACGGCTTTCTGCTTTCTGATAACTAACTTCACCCTTCTCCACAGTGGTAGATAACTCTGATACAACCTTCTGCTGTTCGGCCATAGCCTCCTTCGTTGTATCCTGTGATTCTTCCATTTTCTTTAATGTTTCCTGGGCTTTTGACAGTTTGGTTTTATACTGTTCCAGTTCAGAGCCTACCCGGTTATAATCTTCCTGTGCATGTTCCAGACCTTTTCTTACAGCTTCTTCTTTTTTTGCCTGTTCATTTAAAGTACGCTGTAAAACATCATGCTTTTTTCTTAACGCTTCAAGTGTATTCGCACTTCCTGTCGTCTGAGCACTGACCAGTTTCATTTCTGATTTCATTGTTGCCAGTGATTTATTGCACGATGTTACCGCTGTCTTAAATTCTCTCTCTCCATCCAGCGCAATAATTGCACCTATTTTTCTCTGCTTTGCCATGCTCAGTCTCCTATTTTAGCAATAAAAAATCTGCTTACCATCACACAGTAAGCAGATCTTATTTTTTTATAATCCACGGATCATTTAACAGATTTGCAACAAACCTCGCTCCCATGATCCATATCACAGCTTTCCAAAAAAGATATTCTATAGAAAATAGCAAGACTGCTGCTATTGCAAATGATAATATAAGCAATGCCGGTTGCATATCAAAACCTCCAAGGCATGCAACAAATACAAATAAAGCAAGTACAATCGTACTTCCCGCATGATATTTCATCCATCGTATTGCTTTTTGCTTTCCATTCATAAAGAGTCACCCTTTTTATTATACGGAACTTTTCTTGTTGCTTATATTATACTCCTTGTAGTCTTACAAGTCCATAAGTGAAACTTCCTTTTTCTCTTCAAAAAGACACCTTTTGGTCTTGAAATTATAGAAATTACGATATTCAGCAAACATATCACACCATTTTCCAAAATACATTTTTGATATTTCATTTTCTGTATAGCCTATTTCATGACCAATGAGAATAACCCACGCAAAATTTATGGTGTTTTCTCCTTCGTCTCCTTCTGCGTGGGGTTCTGGTTTTTTCTTTTAAAGCATCTCATAAACTCTTCGTGTAACAGATCACTCAGTTCTCCAATACTGATATCCACCATCCGGATCAGATCTTTTTCAGAGTACTTTATTTCCTGTTCGCTGCATTCAATTCCCTCTTTTACAAATTCCCACAGTCCATAGTGCACGGTCTTAATATCTGGCAGTGTCGATTTTCCAACGCTCTTGCCATTTTCATTTACTTTTGTACTTCCGTCTTCATTGTAGATCGGTTCAAAGCCAATCAGCTTATTTTCAAATTCTGAGATATCTCCATAGTCTTCCTGAATCTTTTCAAGGACTAGCATGTCACATCTGATCGGAAGTTTTACTCCCGATAATTCAATATGGTTTATATTTATTCCAAGCATATTCGTTCCTTTCCAGGGCTGGCATTCTTACCAGCCCTCTGTATTCTCTTTTCAGACACTTTCCTGAGAACTAGTTACACCAAAGAATTTATAAATATAGTCGAGAGTTTCTTTTTCTGTATCAAACTGCTTGATCTTTTTCCATGTGCCATCGTCTTCCTTTAATGCACGGCCCGAAATAGATGGAGTCTTATACTCAATAGAATCTCCTTTTGTAGAATATTCCTCAGATGGTTCACTGTATTTTACCTTTACAAGAATATTCGCTGTAAAGAACCGTACCCCATCGATCTTTTCTACGGTTACCCAACCTGTACCTACATAGCTGCTTTCATCATTTGCATTCATTGTAACTTCTTTGCTTTCAGTACTCACTGTATGTCCAAACATTTTTTCATGTGCTTCAATAGGAAGCGTGCTCGTTCCAAGGGTAACATCTGCATAGTTAAATTCCTTGTCATATTCAGCCTGACCATCATCCGCATTTAAGCTTCCTTCAGCGTAGTTAGGAGTTACATTTAAGGAAATCGCTTTACCTAATACAAATGGTGTGCTGTACTTTCCAGCTCCTGTTCTCGGTGCTATGATCGGTTTTCTTAATCCAATATATGCCATAATTCATCTCTCCTTTATTCTTCAATGCTACATTCAAAAATCATATGTCTTATAGTATTCTCATCTTCAGTCTGTATGGTCACTTCCGGAAATGTAAAGTCAGCATCAAACAAAGCTTTGCGGATTCTTTTTTTCCAATCTATGTATGTTTCTTTTGCCGGCATAAAAAAATGAATCTGCATGCTGTTGACTATCGTTTCAGGTTCATCATCTGCAAAGTCCGTTCCGTAATCATCAGCAAAATTATATGTTACATATCGTTCTTCATTCCCTGTATATAAATCCGGCACACAGGGAATTCCAAGAGGCTTTATCGCTTCTACTATCTTTTCAGATGTTTCCAATCTTTTTCACCTCTCTATCAAAAACTTCCTGCATTTTTTCTGCCACAGCTTCTTCGCTTTCTCTTACTGCCGGGCTTATAACAGGCGTTGCAGTCTGTTTGGATGTACCAAATTCCAGATAGCAGGCTTTTTCCATATTGCTGACACCTTTATCGTCTTTTCCTGTTGGTCGAACAGAAATACTGTACCCTTCTTTCGTCTGTTTCGCTTTTGAAGCTTTCATTGATTCAGCAAGAGCTCCTGTAGCCTTATGCGCTGCAGTCCTTCTTTTTACATTTTCTTCCAGAATAGGAACGGCTTCTTCCAACATAGTTGGTGCAATCCGGTCAGTATTCAGTGTGTTCAGGTCTGACATGAGGTCATCAATTCCCTGCATATTAAAATCTGCCATTTTCTCTCTTCTCCACCGTAAGTAATATCATACGGGATTTTTCCGGTCGAAACGTCTGTTTGATGTCAAATATCTCACCGGTCGATTCATCGATTAGAAATGGGGCATTATTATATACACAAGCTGCGATTTCCACAACCATACTGGCATTGTATCCAACCTGCTGAGCTAAAATCTTATCCTGTCTGGTTGCGTCCTTGAAACTGGCCCTGATGCCAGTCATGTATTCCCATTTTTCGTTCTCAAAACCTTCTGAATCTTCATTCGCAGTACGTTTTATCGGTAACGAAATGCTTTTGTTCCACATTATTCGTCCTCCATAGTCAACCGAAATACCTTCTGTCTGTAGAGTTTTAGATATGTTTCCGTATCCGATCGGTCATCTCCCAGATATGCTTTTACATATAGTGTCACAGCTGTTGTTACCTGCGGATCTATGCCATTCATATCCAGTAATTTCTCCGGTACTCCTGAAGCTTTCATATCTGCTATACAGTCATTTATATATAATTGAATATCTGTGTCATAGATATCTATGTCCCCTGGTATTCCACATCGGCTTTTTATTTTTTCCAGCATTTAATCACCTTTTCAAGGCATGCCGGCATATTTTCCGGCATGCTCCATTTCCATCATTCAGTTGCTTCTGTAATGGTCAGAACACCATTTACAAATGCAGCATCATCTTTAGTCTTGCAGTCTTCTCTTTCAATTGCACGGAAAATTGTCAGATCTTCTTCAAATGCATTTAAAGCACCTGCTACTGCTGTATTTGAAGTAGTTAATGTAGTTTTCTTTCTGTCCCAGAATTTAATTCCCTCTTTCAGATCGCCAATGATCATTGGAATCTTTCTGTTTCCTTTAGTCGCTGTATCAGATGGCATATCTCCATTCGGGATTACCTTTACAGGAACTCTGGTTGCGCCGGCGCAAAGTACCGAATCCATAGGGTTTGATGGAGATGGTTGCAGAAGGTATTCACCCTTATCGTTTTTCAACGTATCCAGCCACTGAAGACCATCATCATTCGTAATAACTTTTGATGTTGGTTTAAATGCCTGTCCAAGAGTTACATTCAGAATTTTCTTTATATCATCCAGCGATGCGATTGCTGTTTCTTCTTTTTCTTTGATTACATCTCGAATAATCCTATTTCTGGTAACACGTGATTCATCACCGATCCAGATAATAAGAGCATCTGCAATATTGGCGTCAGAATCTTCCAGTAACTCATTAGTAACCGGATAATATCCTGTATATTTTTCAATTTCGTATCCCACACGTTCAAACTGTGGAGTATTTCCGGCTGGAATCTTCGCGCCTTCTCCCACTTTTGTAAATCCAGTCTGCTGAGCTCGCTTTTTATAAGTTCTTGATCCTTTATTTGTAGTTACTACTTCCACATCGACCAGATCAACCAGTGAAAACTTCGCTGCCCTGCGTTCATTGATTCTTGTCTGAATATCTTCCGGAACTGTATAGCCACCGTCAGCTGCAGTACCTTCGTTCATAGAATTTCTGAATCCTTTTCTGGCAGCATCAGCAAACTCTTTTACTGAATCTTTTTTCTGATTAAGATTCACGCCTTTGTTTGTGTTATTTTCAAGATTCGTCACTGCTGTATCATCAATGTCTTTCAGAATGTCAAATTCATCCTGCAGTTTTTTGAGTTCATTCTTAGCTGCTTTCGCTTCCTCGATCTTCCCCTGATCAACCAGACTTCTTACTTCGACTTTCTTATTATTGATCTTATCCAGTAACTCTAATAATTTTTTGTTCATTTTTTTGCTCTCCTTTTGAATAAAATAAAGGATTCAGACTCCATACATGTCTAAATCCTCAATTAACTCTCTCGCTTCTTTTTTCTTGTTTTCTACATTTCTTTTTTCTTCGATTGCCTGCTGCCTCAATTCATCAGTCAGCCACATACCATTATAACTGTTTGTATACTGCTGATTATGCTGTTCTGACATAATCTCATCCACAAATCCATAATCAAGGCACTGGTTTGCAGTAAGCCATGTTTCTCTGTCCATGAGCTTAAGTATCTCATCTAAAGAACGTCCAGATTTTTCTGTATAAGCAGCTGCCAAAGCTGAATTCATCTGCTTCAGAATCTCTGCATTTTTCTGCATATCATGATAATCACCAGAAGCTCCTGACATAGATACATTATGTATCATGATCATTGCCACAGGACTCATCTGACACTTTCCAGCCATTGCTATGACACCAGCCGCACTTCCGGCCATACTCTGAATTTTGATCACGACATTTTTCTTCTGTTTAAGGGCACTATATATTTCCTGACCGGCCATAACAGATCCACCACCAGAATTCACAAGTACTTCGATTTCCTCATCTACTGCAGCGCTGTTTAAAATATCCGTCACATCGCGAGGACATGTCGCATCCATTTCAAACCAGTCGTAAATCCATTTATCATCATTGCTGATAATGTCTCCTTTGATATTAATCGTCAGCATTTCCTTCACCTCCTTTAGTATACTGGGTTCCAACTTGTGTTATCGGGATATAATTTCCATTGACCATCAATACATCTCCACCCTCAGCTGCAGGCATATCTAGATATTCTCTTGCTTCGTTTGGCATGTATATTCCATTATTTACAGCTTTTGAAAGATTTTCCATCTGAGTCTTGCTGTCAGTTCTTAAGATTGACCGTTCATTAAATTTATAAAATTTTTGATCAGCAATCTCATCCGGCATCAAAACTTTTCCGTTAATCTCTTCTTCATACATTTTGATTCTGTATGACATGGTTTCTACCAAAAAAGCCAGCTGTTGCGTTTCGCTATTTGAGTAACTGGACTTTTCATAGTTGTTAATTTGATTCGGCTTGATTCCAAAAGCACCGGCAATCTGCAAGGCACTGTATTTCCTCAATTCAAAAAACTGAGCATCTGCAAGGCTTACATTTAATGGTGTCAGCGTCAATCCAATCGGCACCGGCACAATCTTTCCTGCATTCTGAGGTCCTGACAAACCATCAGCAAACTTTTTCTGTAATTTTTTTACTTTCTCATCGTTTAGATCTCCGGTGTATTGCATGGCCATTCTTGCTGTAAGCCCGTTTTCGTACAATTGATTCATATATCTCTGGCTGGCATTTGCTCCATCGACCGTATGAGACAATATACTTCTCACGGACTCTCCCATGAATCCATCCAGGCTGTACCAGGTTTTAAAATGCATCACTTCACTATCCTTAAACAGATACTGTTTTCCTGTTCTTGGATCACTATATCGATAATAAAGTTTTCCTTCTCCGCCCCAGATACCAACATCATCCATGATTGGAGTTACATAGTTACTCTGCATTGGCCACATATCCATAATCTGATATTGACCACCATATCTAGCCGGCAGGAACTTTCCTCTTATCCAAATGTATCCATTTCCATAGTGCTGACAATTCTGTTCAACTGTGGTCCACATAGTCGTTGGTGTCATATATGGATTTGGACGTACACTCATGAGTATCCCGGCAGTTGTAGGATCAGCACGGATCCGTCCTCTTTCTGTCTGTCGATAATATTTAAGTGGCATTTTCCCCAATGTTTCCGCAAGTAATTTCAGACACGTATAATATGTTACTTCTGATACTGCTTTATAATTTGTCGTAGATATTCCAAGCCACTCTAAAAGTTCTTTATCATCCAGTTCTACAGTTTGTCCTTTTAATGCCTGTATTGCATTTTTTATCCTTTTCGCAATATTCATTACCAGTCACTCTCCAAAAATTCATCTATTCCCTTCAATACAGAAGGGTAAAACTCATGATACATAGCGAGTTTGTATGCACACAAAACAGCATCAACGGGATCGATTCGCTTTGTTGTGGCATCTTTATCAATCTTGATCAATCCATTATTTTTTCTGATAACCGCATTGCTCATTGCAAAATTCAGAAGCGGATTATGCGTATACAAGATATTTCTTGAATATACCTGTTCTCTGAATCCCTGTGTAGATTCATTCAGTGATTTATGACTTTGATATACTTCTTCTATAACGTATCCCTGATCAGACAAATCCATCATCAATTTGCTTGCATTCGCTGGATCAAAACATAGTGTATGTATCTTCCATTCATTTTCTCTACATACCTTCAAAACATATTTCATTACAGCATCCTGATTAACAATCGGTGTCTCCGTGACCGTCAGGAATCCCTGTCTCTCCCATGCATCATAGTCTACTTTATCTTTTGCCTTCCTTTCACAAAGTTTTTCTCTGTTCGGTATAAACGAATGCGAATATACAATATATTTCACAATTGGTTCATCATTCTCATCCCGTTCCTCGCTTTTAAAAGGAATAATAAATGATACTGAAGTTAAGTCTATCTTTGCTGACATATCGAATCCGACATACACATCCATCCCTTTTGTATTGATCGGAATATCACAAACTTCACAGGCATTCCATTTTGCCATGTCCATGTATCCGTTTTCTTTTGCCTGCACCCAGATATTGAGCATTTTTGTTAAAAATGCTGTCATCTTCTCAGGAATACTTTTCGCAACCTTCCAAGCATCCCTAATCTTTTCGCGACCATTTTCGTAACTCATCCTTATCGGATTTGCTTTTTCCCAAAATTTCTCATTTTCAAGATTTTCAAGGTTTTCTTTATAATCCTCCGGATCAACTTCACAAATATCAACCAGATATTTATCGTTATCAATATCTATATCAGGATTAAGTATTTTTGAGCAATATGCGTACTCCTGTGTGTAACAGGGATATGTCAGATCCATTCCTGCTGTTGTAATGATCATCAACAAAGGTTCTTTTGTATTGGATCCAAGTCCCAAATCATAGAATTCAGTTGTTTTATGCTGATGATATTCGTCCAAAATCAGTCCAGCTGGATTAGTACCATCGCCATTCTGTCCATCTTCTTTTGACAGAGCCTTGATAAAACTACCTGTTTTCCTATGAAAAACTGCGTCACGTGTAATTTTGAATTTAGTCTTTAATGGTGAATTATTCAGCATCAATTTAGCTTCATTCAATATAATTTTTGACTGATCTCGCTTAGTTCCTGCTGTATAATATTCATAATTTTCCTGGTTTCTGGTAGACCAGACAGATATTTCATACAAAGCCACTCCTGCTTCCATTTGCGACTTTGCATTTTTTCTTCCAACCTCTATAAACGATTGTCGGAATCTTTTATATCCAGTTGCTCTTTCTCTCCAACCATACAATTGGCACAAATTGAATTTCTGCCATACCGTTAAGACAATCGGCTGTCCCGCAAGATCTCCTTTTGAATGTCTGAGCAGGCTGAACCATTCAACAATTCCATTTGCTTCTTCTTCATTCCAAATGTAAGGCCACGGCTCCTTCAAGCTTAAAGCTGCCTCTTCTTTTTTGCAGTCCTCTAAAAATCTCCTGCAGGCCCACTTATGTTTCTTTCCAGATATTATTACGCCGCTAAGGCACTGCCTGGCATATTCCTGTAATTCCTCTTTAATCGTCATATATTACCAAACTTCTTTGTAATATCTTCTTGTGTTTTATCTGTCTTTATAGCTGCTGCCTTCAGCCTTGCATCTATAGTTAAGCCACATAATGAAGCAAATCTTCTCATTTCCTCAGCATATCCTTTCTGGATATCTACCATAGGATTCTTTACCACAATCACTCCATTACGTGTCTTGCGATCTATGTAAAATGTCTGATCTCTTAAAATATTTGTAGCTTTTACATAATTTGCGAAAGCATTACAGTAGCCGCCCAGGTTATTTCTATCCAGATTTCCAATAAGATTTATTTTTTTCAGTTCTTTTACGATTCTTTTCCATTCTTTCACTGCCACTTCATCGATTAGCCAATCCGGAGGTCTGCTGAGCTGGCTCGATCCGGTTTTTACTTTTTTTTCTTCATTTTTTCTGCGTTCCATGCTTATCACAGTGAGGTTTCCTCTCTGCATTTCCAATGGTTTTCTCGGTCTTCCCACTCTCATTCCTCCTTTCTGCCAACTTTTTTTTAAGTATTTAGAAATTTGTGTGAAGAAAAGGGGCAGTGCGGTCTGGAGCGATTACTCCAAACTTTTACACTCCCCCCTGCCTTACTAATTTACGGTATTCAGTCAGCATTTCCTGTAATTCTATCTGCATTTTCTCTTTATCTGCTTTATATAGTTGCTCTATTTTGCTATGTGTATCATGATTCAAGCTCATAAGATTATCTGGATCATTTCTTTTATTCCAGTCATCCCTTAATGGAATTATATGATGAACCGTATCAGCTCGTATCATCACACCTTCTGTCATATACATATAAACATCTATGTATTGATCCAACTCCAATACATTCTCTCTGCTTCGTTGCCATTCTACACTATCGTAAAATTTCTTACTCTTATTATCCCTGCTGTATCTGTCATACTCTCTGTGTCTTTCTTTCTGACATGGACATCTGCTGCCGGACTGGATTCTTTTCCCGCACCGACTGCATCGTTTATATATAGGCATAAGTTCACCTCTCAAATACAGTCCTGCCAGCACCATAATGACAGCCGGTTGCCGCCATGCCGAAATGAGGTGCGCAAACACTCACACGCAGTGAATCCTCTGCCTAAAGCATGTAAGTGCTGGTGCTGTGCACGCTGTATGAAAATTGGCAATATAAAAGGTGTCCGAGTTGGACACCTGAACATTTTAAAAGCGGAACTGCTGCCAGCTCCGCACCTTTAAGGAGATTTACTATGAAAAAGTTGCGTGTGTGGATCACGCAATCGGAACAGATGGAATCGGACCACCGACACGCTGGATATAAGCCAGCTGCTCTACCACTGAGCTATGTTCCGGGATGTCCTGATCTGAGCACCACCAGAGACCAGGACGTGGGGATTCATCATATCTTATATGCGGAAGATACGTATGAGAAAAGAAAACTGAACGTCTTGGATATTTCCAATTCGTTCATGGTATACTATAACATCTTTTATCGGGACATGTGGGACATTTGGGACAAACTTTAATTTTTTTCAAAAAATCTTTGAAATTCTTTCTTGATGCTCTCTGCTGTTCCTCTGCGTCCCATCCGATCTGCTACCTGCTGCCAGGTCATTTCCTCGAAGATCTTGTATTTAATAATCCGCTGCATCCGGAATGGGATTGATATCATCCATACTTCAACCTGCAGTTTCAACTGCTCAGCCTTCTCTTTCTTCTGTCGCAGGATCTCTTTCTTGTTTCTGAGTCTGCTATCGTCTGAATAAGAATATGTCGTTCCCTGTACTTTAAAGTGTTGTGGGTTGTAAGGGAATTCCGGATTACTTCCAGATACAGTCTCATTTGCTGTGATATTCTTTTTTGATTCGAGTTTACGGATTTCTGCTTCTGCTTCTTTGGTCACCTCGCATGCATCTATGTATTCTTCCAGAATTCTCTTATCCACGATGTCAGTCTCCCCGTTTCCATTTCTTCTTGGTTTTTCTGTCTCTGATCTCTGTTATCTCCAGTCCCATCCGGTATGCCATTGCCCGGAGGATACAATAATCTCTGTATATTTGTTCCGGCATATGCCCTTCGCTCTTAATGGCTTCACCTGCTGTTGGATCTGAATAACCTTCATGGTTTTTGTATGCCATTTACTTTCCACTCCTTAACATGCAAAATAGCAGTTCTGTCATTGACTTGCGTCTTGGTCCTAACCTGCATGGTAATATAACTTTCAGTTTCCACCGTCCTATGTCTCCGTCTAATGGTGTCGGGTTCTCAAATTCGTCTGTTGTCTCTCTCCATTTAGGTACCGCAACCATTATCCCAAAATAGTGGGACGATTCTGGAAAACGTGTTTCTAAATGCTCATTAAATTTCTTTCCTCTCAGATCTGGTAAAATATCTTTGTAACACTCCATCGTTGTTACAATATAGTTTTTCTCTCCCAAGAAGTTCAGGCCGTTCCCGCTGTAAACATCTTCTTTGCAGCTCTTTATCTCATAACAGGTAAATATGCCTTTTTCTATCCCGGATATGGAACACTGATCAGCTGGGGAAAATTGCATGTAATCAACTCTTTTTGCTTTTTGTCCCCACGGGTCAATACTTACCTCACTAGCCCAGTGTTTCCCAAAACCAGAAAAATTCTGTTTCACAAGCAGCTGGCCAAGAAATTCTGTTGTTTCTGTTCTTGTCACTTCTTCATCATCTCCTTCATGGCTTCTGTATACCGTAGCTATTCACCTTCATCCTTTATACATACATCCCAGTATTCACAGGTCAGACAACAATGCCGGCACTGTTTCCTTCTGGATTTAAATATCCAGTATATTAATCTCGTGACCATTCTAATCATCCTCCTTATACGGTTCTGGAAGTGGCATCCATGCAATAATACCATCCTTCGCATAATATTGCGCTTCTTCCAAGCTATACCAGCCATGTCCAATTGGATATCCTAGTACAGTTCTCTTGCAAGAGCCATATCCTACCATACAAACTTTTATTCCATACTTAAACGTCACCAGATACCTTCCGTCTTTTTCCGGCAATCTCTCACTGACTGGAATCCAACCGCTTTTGTCACTCATATTTTTGATATAATCCATAATTTTAACTCCAAATTCAAAAGCAGTACCTTTAAATGGTCTTCCGTATGGATTAATCTCTCTTTTTATGTAATCATAAATTTCATCTCTGTCGCTCATTTCTCTACCTCCAGTTCATCCAGTCTCCCCGATAAAACTAATGCAGTAGCTTCAACAACAATTCTCATCAGCTCCATATCAAGCGTATCCCATGATACATGTGTTGGCTTGGCATATCCCGGCCGACCTGCTGTTTTCTGCGTAGTCATCTGAATAAGACGATATACACTGGCTTTCAATGCCGGAATATTCTCTTTCTGTCCTTTGTCCATTAAGAAGTGCCACATTACATCTTTTATTCCATTTGCTGGATTTTCCGTCATATGTCCACCTCCGAATTTCCTGACTTCTGATCACATTTCTGGCATCTGGTCTTGCTGACTACCAGCTGTCCGCGTATCATGGTTGCCTGTTTGCAGGTCGATTCTACGAATATTGCATAGTTTCCAACTCTTTTAATATGTCTACAGGTTGTATAGTTCTTTTCTTCCATGTATTTTTCTTCCTTTCACGTATTTAGAACATCCATCTTCTGGCTGCCCCTTGTTTCGGGAATGACCGGTTATGGATAAATAATTGCATCTTTCCTGGTCTGTCTTTTTCCGTGTACCGTATATACAGGTACTGCACAGTTTGGTATCAAATTTCTTTGGTGATGTTTTTCTGTACTTTCCAAGCTTGTTCTTACTGATCCAGCTCCCAACAGTGCCGGTGCAAACGCCGAAGTATCTCGCTATCTGCTCCGTAGTCCATCCGTTCTGAAGCTGTTTGATCAGAGCTTTTTCGTCATAGTTACTTGGCCTGGTCTTTTGAACCTGAAGACCATATTTTTTGAGTTTGTTAAATATGGTCGACTGGGTAGTACCAAGAGTTATCGCTATACGGTTCTGCGAATAACCTTTTCGTATGTATTCTTCCAGAACTTCTTTTGTGATATCTGGTCTAAGATCTGTTCTCCCCATATCAGTGTCCTCTCAGGAAATTACGCATCATGGATTCTCTCCAGTCGGGTTTATGATCAGTACACTGATCATCGTCCTCTACCAGGATTCCTTTTCTGTCGCAGAATCCATCCTCATTATCAATACAGGTTTTACATGTTTTATCTTCCATCCTGTTCCTCCCTACAAATAACTCTTACCGAATGTCTCAATAAACTGCTGCCGGCTGTGTGTCTTCTCGAACTCTCTCTGCCCGATCCGGTGCATCAGTCTCATGGTGTCAGGGCATCTATGTACTGCCAGCGGACCCATGGTGTGATGATCCAGACACAGCCAGACCTTTAAGCCATTCTCTTCAGAGTGGATCCGGTTTGGACCTCCGAATATATGATGCTCGTCTAAGAGCAGATGTTTCTTATGGTTTCCATTTAGTATCATGCAGAGATAACATGTTCCATTTTTCTCATGCAGGATGCTCCTGGGATGTTTCATTCTTTTCTTTCGTTTCTTCTGTGTTTTCGGAAACATCAATCCTTCCTGATCCATGTTTCACTCCTTTCCGGAGAGAGGATTATACAGTTCCTCTCTCCTGTGTGTGATATATGTGATTTTAGATAGCACCCGTTATTTATGTGTCCGATTCGGACACCTTTAGTCCTCTGCTGCAGCCGTCACCTTCTCCCAAAAACCCGCTCAGTCCTGTGCTAATCCGGCACAAGTCAAATCCCCTGGTATCGTGGTGTGTTCTATACTGGTATTCTTTGCAGGGGACAATGTTCCGGTGTTTTGTCATTATCTTGTACAGTTCAGAATCCTCAAAATCGTTGATCTTGTTGTACTGATTCAGGATATTACAGATATAGCTTCCTATATCGCATTCTTCTGCACAGTAGTCTTCCAGTTTTTCCGCATCTGTGATTTCTTTCGGTTTCTGGCATATATGATCGCAGATGTACTCCGCCATGTTTTCAACAATATTGTCCATTTCTGTTCTTTTCATCAGTCATTCCACCTTATCTTAATTTCGAATCCTAATCTTTCTTGTATAGCCTGCCGGTAGTTATCCCATGTTGCAAGATCATCTACCAGATACTGAGCTCCCTCGGCCATCTTATCCATAAACTGCTGACATCTTTTTTTGCCGAAGCCCCATAAATCACAGAGACAAGCTACCGAAAGGATTGAATATGTATCTAATGTCATCTCTTTAATCTTATTGCTGGCTGCATTTAGTTCCTGTCTGGTAACATTCAAGCTGATACCGGTTCTCTGTCGGAATTTGATTTCTTTCTCCAATTCTTCAATGCCTTTATCTTTTACGAGGCGGAGGGCAAATTCCATGCCCTCTGTACGTCCCTGCATATATGAATCCATTTTACTCATTTCTGTACCTCCTTCAGAAACTCCACAAGCTCTGTCTCGCTGTTTGGATGTCTGTTATATTTTGAATGGTATGTCCACTTCGGAATACCGTTTTTTCTATCCGGTTCCGGGCCGCCCACAAGATGCATGTAAGAAGTTTCTATATGCGTCCACCAGCTATCTTTCACTTCTTCCGGATCATATTCCTCTGCAATCAGGCGTGCACCATTCTCAAAATCATACTTGTAGTACCGCACTCCAATGTGTTCGTCTGTATACCAGAGCCCCCATGCTTTGTAATTTCTCAGCCATTCCTTGCGCTGATCGTTGTTCCTCATGATCGGAAGAGGTGACTGTTCTGATTCTTCCGGTTCTTCCCGGCAATCTTCTACAAGATTTTTAATGATTCTCAATCCTCCAACAATCAGCTGCTGTTTCAGGATTGTCATATATGGCAATCCTGGCTCTTTTTCTTCGATTTCAAGGAACTCTTTAAGTTTTCTTTCTTCATCGTACAGATATCCGATAATTTCTACGTCTGTAGGTATCGGGATGTCTTTTAAATCTTCCGGCCACGCATCGGGAATTTTATCTGTATTTCTCAGATGTTTTACCATCTCGGTAAGGTCACCGGAATGGTCTTCCTGCTGCTTTTCGTCCGGTGTTTCTGCTGCCGGTTGGCAGCGTTCTTCTAACCACCCGCACCGACTGTTGCAATCATCCGGGCACTGAGTACAGCATTTATATGTCATGTTGCAATAGGCTGCAGCTCCGCAGATTCCGGATTGAGATTTTCCCGTAATACATTTTGCTGGTCCATCTGTTTTTTCTTCCGGTTCGTCCACTGCTACCATCTTGACCGCTTTCTGTTTTTTTCCGTACTTCTCAATCAGCTTCTTGGAGAATTCTGTCCAGCTCATCAGTTCTTCCTGATCAGAACCAATATTGAAGAGGATTCCTTCCTTGCTTCCCTGATAGTTCAGTTGTCCGTTTCGGACACGTACTGTTCCATACAAGGCACTGAGCATGTAGGTTGTCATGTTCAGGTCTGATTTCTTTACGTAGGTTTCTATGTTCTTCCGGAGAGATTCGTAAAACCGGTCAATCTGAACATCTACCGGAACAGGAGTGTTAATCTCTTCCGGCTTATGAGGATGCAGTGCCTGATCTATAGTCATCTGTCCAGGAATATCTCTTTCCTGTTCCTGCTGCGCTTTCAGGAGCTTCGCTGCATTCAGTGTAACCTGCCCGGCTTCTGACAGGAGCTTACAAGCTTCGTTCTGATATTTCTCGTTCAAGCCGGCAAGTTCCGCTGCCGTGGATACGTTCAGCTTATTCTGTTTGAATGCGTCCATAAGTTCTCCAGAAAGGTTAGAACTGATACTGTGGTACCTTCCAATCTGAGTGGATGATACTCCAATGAGATCTGATACAATCTCTCTGGTCTTTCCTTCAAGATCTGTCTTTTCGCGAAGTTCCTTGACCAGTTCTTCCATCTGTAGGGATTCCGTCATCTTCTCCCAGTCAGTTTTCTCGCGGTAGGTGTTGGACTGGATGATCACCATCTTCCGGACAATCTCATCTGTCTCGGTTTCTGCGCTCAATTCAATCTTTGGTTTATATACGCAAGGGATTCTTTTAAATCGTTCAAGACCTTCCTTAATCAGCTCCAGGCAGCACTTTCTTCTCCGGTGTCCAGCCAGGAGGTAATCTTTTCCGTCTCTTTCTTCAATCAGGAGTGGCTGAAGGATTCCCAGTGCTCTGATCGACTGTTTTAGTTTCTCTGTGTCTTCCGTTGAATAAAAATTATCCTTAGAAGGGATCAAGTCTTCCGGATTGCGATAGACCGTCTTCTGTTCCGGAAGGTCTATTTCCTGTGCAGAACGCTCAGAGAGCATTCCTTTGAGATCAAATTTCGCCATCCTGTACACCTCCGATCATATTCAAGTACTCCGTAACCAGTGCTTCATAGTCTTCTGCTGCCGCTGATCGGGAGCTGTGAAGAGCCACCGGCATACGCATGAATGTGCTCCTTGCCACTACACCAGAAAAGCGGATTGTTGTATCCATAGCCGGATACTGCTCTCTGATGATCTCTGCTCCCTGAATGTGTGCCTGGTTCCCTTTCTGGTACTTGCTCACAAAGCAGCGGACGTTCTGCAGGTCCGGATTCAGTTCTTCCTTCACTTCCTGGATCTGGTCCAGGAGCTCGTTCATGCCTTCCAGGGTGTTATCGTCTACTTCTACAGGAATGAGGACGTCATTCGCGGCTGTCAGTGCATTTATCACAGAGATATTGATATCCGGAGCATTATCTACGACGCAAAAATCGTACTGATCAGCTACCTGCTGCAATGCTTTTTTCAGTCGGTTCTGCTGTGGGCGTACACGATCCATGGTCACTTCCATGTTCGCAGTCAGAAGACCAAGATTTGCGGTGATGATGTCCAGCCCCTCATAGTCAGTTTTATGGATCAGATGGCTCATGTCCGGATGGCGATCCGTCATGATCCGATCAATACCGTCTCCATCTGAAGTGCGGCGGTTTAATCCCCGGGAGCAATCTCCCTGTTTGTCGTTATCCACCAGCAATACACGATATCCGCGTGCGGTAAGGATATAGGCAATGTTGATACTGGATGTGGTCTTGGCTACTCCGCCTTTTAAGTTAATGATTGCTATTGTTCTCATACGTATTTCCCCTTTTCTCTTTATTTTTTAAGAATATATTCCATATCTCTTTCTGGATGCTCTGTCAGCGCGGAGCATCCATTCCGGCTTTCCTTCTTCCGGTTCGCTGTCATACAGTATTTCGCCTCCTTCATCTCTGTAATATCTGTATCTCACTCCATTACGGACAATCATCCCTAGAAACTCCATTGTCATTGGATTCTGCTCTGGTCGCAGATTCCAGGCCTTGCCCCATAATTCTTCCACATTCATTCTTCTTCATCATCTCCTGTAACCACGTGGAATAACTGTGTTTCTCAAATCGCGCGGTCATTTTGTGTGCTTCTGGAAAAGCATGGATCAGACGATAGACCTGCTCCCATTCGGCAGCATTCTTGATCAGTTCACCTTTTGAATCTCGCCAGCCTTCTCCTGCCATCTCTTCCAGTTTCAGAAGCCTGCTCGCTACGTAGCTATCCTGTGTATGTACACAGATTTCTGAGGAAACATTCATCCTGGAAAGAGCCTCGATAAGTGCCATAAGGACAGACTGGTGGTATGTCCCATTCGAGATTCCGAAGTTTTCCTTTGTCTTTTCCTCGTTTCCGACCATAGTAGAGAGGACATATCCGCATTTTCTTTCTCGTTTTCCCTGGAATGTACTGTCAGTTTCCAGGTAGATATCTACTTTCCACATGTTTTATTCCCTCTTCTTAATCTTGATCAGCGTGTAATGGCGGTAAGCATAATGAGTTATCGGATTTATGCCGACTTCGATGCTTTCCGGATCCACGTAGTATCCTTTCGGTGCTTTTGGCATCCTTGGTTTTCCATCACGGTCAACCAAACTTCTTCTTTTAATCTCGTCAACTTCAGGATCCTTGCGGATAAGGTTTCTAGATGGATGATATCGTTTAACCTCGTCTGGTTCCCATTCTTCCAGGGGCTTCGTGAGGTATTCTGCAAGCTGCTTATATCCACCCTCGCTGTAAGTAGTGCGGAAATTAACATGTCCGTGTCCCCACTGTTGTTCCCAGAGATCTGTGATTATCAGATCTGTAGCCGTTTTTTCATTGGATTCACGATTGATCAGGATGTGGATGTGTCTGCCACCTCTGGATCCGATTGCAAGACGGTATATGTACTTTAAGGTCCATCCCTGTTTTTTATATTTTTCTCGCATCTTTCTGACCAGTTTTCCGGCATGGTCCTTCATTTCTTCCCACGTCGGTCTGTAATCTTTCGGATATGTAAGAGTGATCCAGTAGTCCCTCTCACGGAAATTCCACTTGATCAACCTCCTGACATCCCTTTCCCGTTTCCACTGATTATGTTTTTTTATCTCTTCCGGAGTGGCTTTCCTCTTCTTCTCTCTGGTCTGTCCTCTGGCTCCATACTTCCCAGTGTGTTTTTCTTCAATCTCTACTGTGTCACCACAGTCCCATCTCTGCCTTATGTATCCGCATAGTACCTTGTATCTCATAAGCACCTCGTCGTAACTCTAATACGCTTAATCGAGCTCCCAAGAGGTACTTGATACCTCTGTAGCTCTCAAAAAAAGGGCAAAAATATAGCAGGTGGTTCCTGCCTACATCTTGACTTTTCAGGCGCTGTATGATATACTAAATATAGTTGTTATTTCATACAGCACCATTTAATTACCGAACCTTTACAGTTGCCGCTGTGGGGTTCTTTTTCTTTGTCTTCTTATCCTCCAACCACAGGATTATTCCAAATGCAATTCCCGTGATCGTAAAAACGCTGATCAGAAGCTCTATTCCGGAATCCCATTGCCATACCGGAAGGATTGCCACAACAATCCCTATAATCAGGGAAATGTTAAGTTCTCTCGCCATCATTCTCACCTCCCTCCTATGCAGTTTTACTTCTGAATTGTTCCACTAGCGGACGTAATATTTCCAGTTCGCAGTCGATCTGTTCCGTCTCAGAAGCATACTCCGGTTTCCAGTCGACTCCACTATGTGTAAGAATGTACGTTCTTCTGTGTACCAGATCTATGTATCTGCTGACTTGTTTTTCTGTCATATCTCTCCCTCCATCGTGTAGGATCCTCCATAATCTTCTTTCCGGAGTTCTGCTATCTCCGCGGCTCCCGATCGGGTGCCGTAGCAGGAGCCGATTGTTCCGTCAGAGAATCTTATGATCCATATCTTTCTCATGCTTGTCCCCCCTGCCGCCCTTATCCGGCAGCTCTCTTCTCATAGTTCATTGCCTGCAATGCGTTTTCCACACGTTCTCGGATAATCTCAGATGCTTTTGCACCTGATACCTCCTCTTTTACACCATTAACCTGTATTCTGGTAATAAACTCTATCTTCTTCACGGCCTCACCTCCCTGTGATATGGTATGAAATTCTTATGATTATGGTTACTTATCAAGTTTTCTCGATATCTGTCGAATCATCTTGTGCATATTGTTTTTTATGTTCTCAGCTCTTATACTTTATTCACAGGGCACTGCCATGCCTGAGTCTAAAGAAAGGAGGTATGATCCATGGGTGTTAATGAATCTGCAAAATATCAGCTTGCAAAAACATTTACAGAACTCGCTATTCAGAACGACTTAATTGATAAGCGTGCGACTGCAACTGCAACAGCTGAAGAAGTTACAAATTTCTTTAATACGATTGTAAAAACAATCAACAAACCCACAGAAGAATAATTAATTAACTTCAAGCCCAGCCCTGGCGGATATCAGTTTCGCCAGGGCTTCTACCATGTGCGAAATGTTTTTATCCTCATCAAAAGAATCTTCTTTAATTTTTTCCTGGATTCTATTACATACAGCCACGATAGTCTCATCGACCTTGTCTTTCACCCTCACTCTCTCACCCCCTTACGCTGATTCCTTGTTGTCTGAATCGGTTGCAAACAGCATTGACTTTTCATATTCGTTCTCCTATCCTTGTTTTACAGGGCACTGCCATGCCTGAATATTTACCAAGGAGGTTTCTATGAAAAACGATCAAAAAAATAACCCTTTCTTAAATCCAGAACTACAAAACTTGCAAAATTCTTTAAATCAAATTAAGCGTGCTTATTCTGGATATTCCCAAATTATTCTTCCACCTGACTCATTGTCTTCTCGTATACATCAGCTGCAGGAAGAAATAGTAAAACCCTATAGACAAATTTTTCAGTTATACACGCCCACCATGGTTGCGTCGTTGACCGAATCATTCTCCAAAATGTCTGAAATTATGACTGCTACTATTCGGGAAAATATAACTACTGGTGTATATAACAATTTAAATGAGTCTTTAAAGCAATCACTGTCTCTTCTGGAACTTCAAAAACAATTTTTGAATCTACCTCCTGAATTACATTTCCATTCAGATTTATCCAATTACTCGGAAGATCTCGGTGGATTACCAGAAGACGATTTTGTAATTGTTGACGACACTACTGTTAAAACTTATGAGCTACCTGATTCTGTGTATATTCCTATTGGCAATAACAGAATAAAAATGCCAACTTCCTTTTTACTGGCTCTTATTGACCTGATTATCAGCACAATTCTTACAATTTCCATTGCAATTGCTCAGTCCAATTCATCACGAACAGAACAAATTAATCAAATGCAAATTGAAGAATCTCAGCTTGAACTGCAACGTGCTCAAAATGAAATGTTACAACAGCTACTTCACAATATAGATACGTCATCTTCCAGTGAAGCCGAAACTATCAAAGAATTGAAAAAAACTGTCGAAGAGCTGAATAAACAGTGTTCACCGACTCAAGACACATGCTCACCTGTTGAAGCAGATAATGATAATTCTGAATCGACCGAAGACACTGATATCCAAGAATAATGGTAACCATAATCGTTGATATCTGCGTAAACATTAAGCTGATTTTTAACCTGTTTATCTGCTTACGCAGGTTTTCGATTTCTTCTTTTGAATCATTCATCTCAACTCGCCTCCTTCTGGTCTGACAGCAGGTATCCCGTAATCTGCTGTTGACTTTCTTTTCTTCTGCTCCTATCCTTGTGTTACAAGGCACTGACATGTCCGAGTCTTCAGAAAGGAGAACTACTATGAATTTCTCAGAACTCACAATTTCCGATTATATTGAGTTATTCGGCATTTTCATTTCTTTTGCAACTTCAATCATCGCTATTGTAATTTCCATAAAAACCTTGAAGCAAAATTCAAAAATGATAGAAGATTCTACTCGTCCCAACATAGGTATTTATCTTGCCAGTACATATATAAGAAATGTTTCTTGCTATCTTGTAGTCAAAAATTTTGGTCAAAGCAGTGCTTTTATTGAATCATTCACATACGACTTTGATTTAAAAAGCACCAGCAATGTTCCACATTACAATCCATTTGACAACATAGAAGGCAGTACACTTATGCCTTCGCAAACAAATAAATGCGTTATTGAT